TAATTATTCATTATTTTTCTCTCTATAAATAAAATGCATCTCGAAACAGGAGATCTTTTGTTATTTACTAAAAAAAGATCTATAACAGGATGGTGGTTGATAGATAAAACGATTGAGTATTTTACCAATTCTCCTTATGTACACGTTGGATTAGTAGTTGTTGATCCACCGTTTTCCGTTTCTGGTGGGACATACCTATGGGAGTGCGGATATGAGGCGTGTGTAAACCCAGAAACAGGAAAACAAAATATTGGAGTTCGACTCACTCCAATTTCTATTGTTCTCTCTAAAGAACAAAAAATGTATGTGAGAAAATGCAAATCTTACATATCAGATAAAACATTGGAAAAAATTCACTCTGACATTTTTTTGAAGCCATTTGACATGTGTCTTTCAGATTGGCTTCTTGCGACACTCAGAATTGATATCAAGCCACAAAAGGCCGACAGAATTTGGTGTTCTGCTTTTGTAGCGTATATTTTTACCCAACTAGAATGGCTTGAGGGCAATACGGATTGGAGTATCATACGCCCGTGCGACCTGTCTTCTTCTTCTACATATCTTTCTTGGAAGTCTAAAGTCTACGGAGGAGATATGAGATATAAAAAATTTGAAAGACTTACTCTCATCGCTTCTTTGAAGTTAAAATTAGCAGCTTTGGGGATCGAATATAAACAAAAATCAGAAACTGAAATTCAAGTTCCTCTAAATCAAGGTTTTATACACATTAACATTTCAGAGTTTATATTTGAAACTTCTGTTGTTGATACTGTCAAAACATATCCGATTATATCTTTCACAAAGCAAAAATCTATTGTCAAGTATATTCTGGGTATTCTAGAGTCAATTAATGTCTAATCATAATAAACTTTGACTAATTCATATGTTTTTACATTTTTAATCATCTTTTTGTGGATTCCCTAGTGTTTTAACATAATATTCCATAAATATTGATAGACATCCTGATATATGTTTAGTAAGTTGTAATTTTGTATTCTTTTGTTTCCATTTTTTCAATACCACCATATTGGTGTAATGATCTCTTTGGTTATGATTTTTATTTGCATACCCAGTATATAATGGTTTTGGAGTCTTTTTGTAAAAGCGAAAGAATTCCCCGTATAGTAAACAAAACTCTTCCAATTCTAATCCGTATTCAGCTCTTCGTTTGAACTCTATTTTTTGTTTTTCAAATTCTTCTTCAATCATTCTGTGTTTCACATTCCTTTGTTCATCTGCCCATTGTCGTTCTTTAACTTTTTGTGGATCTTGTTCTGCTAGATAATCAGAACACAATCTTCTTATTTCAGCCCAACTAGGACCTGTATGTTTAATATCTTTATATTTTTCTACAAATTTAGCGGTTATTGATCTCATTTGCATATTAGGAGTAAGAACATCTGAAACTTGCTTTATTGATGTAAATGGACATTTCAAACTTTCTCCAGGATGTTGTTCTTTTTGTCGTTCAAACTCAGAATTTATTATGTTCCTTTCGTATGTTTTTCCGGAACTAAGAACAACTGGTTCTATCATAAAAGAATATGATATTGGGCATATCAATTCTTCAACGAGAGCGTCTGCTATTTCTGCTTCTTCTGGTTTTTCGTTTTGTTCTAGTTGTTCAAGAACAGTCTTCTCAATTTCTAATATTTCAACAAGAGACTTTACAATTTGTCTTTGTTCAGAAAGTGTCTTTTTCTTATCACCTGATGAATGCCAATAACACTTACTTGGTCCTATACTTTCCTTTTCAATAGACATAGTTATTTGTTATAATAAATAACTATTTATAATTTTGTATATAGATAACTCAATTTTATAAGTTATTATTTAAAATATGTAATAATAAAGATGCGTTCTCGTTCACCACCACATACAAGGTTTCCAGAACAGCCAGTTGATACTAGACCACTTCCAGAAAATTGGATTGTTAGAAGAAGTAATAATGTTGAGCCAGGTAGAATATACTACTTTAACGAGTTAACAGGAGAAAGTCGATGGGATCCTCCTGATCCTGATCCGGAAGAGGAAAGTCGATTTGATCCTGAAGAGGAAGATGAGGAAAGACGTCGAAGTTATGCTGAAAATCAAGCGCGTATTCAACGTTTGCAAGCTGAACATCAAGAGAGTATTCGACTTTTACAAGATGCACGTCGAATGCGTATTCAACGTGCAGAAGCTGCATATCAAGCGCGTATTCAAGGTGCAGAAGCTGCACGTCAAGCGCGTAATCAACGTGAAGAAGCTCTCCATGCAAGTATTCTACGTGCAGAAGCTGCACGTCAAGCTGTTTTAGAAAATAAAGCAGAAGATGATGAGAAGTCTGAAAACGTTACTAACGGTTATAATCAAGAGCGTATTCAATTTTTTAAAGATGCACGTCGAACGCGTATTCAACGTGCAGAAGCTGAATACCAAGCGCTTATTCATCGTGCAGAAACTGAACGTGAAGCGCGTAATCAACGTGAAGAAGCTAGACGTGCACGTATGCATCGTTTATACCTTGATCTTCAAGAGCTCTTTTTATAAACGAAGATGGAGTTATTGGTTTCAATCATAATGGTGAATTTCAACCAGAAAACGTTTATACCTAAAAATATAAGTACGTTTAGGATCAATATATAAAATATTAATTTATACATTATAAATAAATGGATCTCAATATAACAACATTTGTAAAATTAAACATATGTAATATATAAATGACTGAAATAGAAAACATGAAAAAATGGTTTCTTGGATTACAACCAGGATACCAACTACAATTAACAGTAGCATGTCGTTTGTATTCTTATCGTTTTGATACGTATCTCAATTCAATTTATAGAAAAAAAATGTATCCTCGGTTGAAGCTTATACGGCATGCCAGTTTATTACATGATGAAAAAAATCATGATGTTTGGATAGGGATCTTGTATACGACGTTTGAAAATAGATTATGCAACACAGGAGCAATGAATGGAAGTCCATTTGCTAAATTTATTGGTCACACACCAATATTATTGTCAGAATATATCAAAGAAATAGAAAGATTGACAGAATATATGCATCGCGTGTTTATTGAATCAAACCTTTATTATACACTTATATCTTCTATGATAGTTTATAGAGGAGTAATTATTCCAAAAGGCTCGGAATTATCATTATATATGACAGGAATAACAAGTGTTTCTACCGACATTCGTAATGCACTAAATTTTGCTTTCGCAGTTTACCAAGGTGATGATGATGAAGCTATGCTATATTCGGAATCAGAATACGATAGTTATATTATTGAATTGAATTTGCCAATTGATACTTTAGTTATTCCTATGAATATTTGCACAATTCAAGAAGAAAACGAACTTATTATAATCTCACAAGGAATATGTGAACAAACACCTATTAAAACAACAGAACACGTTGAAAATTGGAATCCTTATTTTAATTTGAATGGAGATTTAATTAAAAAGGGTAAAGGGAAGTTAAGCTATACAAAAATTAATGCTACATTTAATCTAGATGGTTCACTTCCAGAATATACTAAATTTAATATATCAAATATTATGGATAATGTCATTGATGACTATGACTACGTAACATTATAATATATGGGGTGAATCACATGCAAAGAACCTAAAAAACCATTTTATACAGGTATTTAAAAATACAATGTTATTAGTATAATATGGTGGGTACAAAAATGATACCATTTGGTATCATTTTCAATAATTCATGATCGAATGAAATTATCTCACTTTTTTGTCTTTGTTAAACGACGCTTTTTAGCAACCGCTGCTTCTTGTTCAATTTCTTGAAGCCATCTCTTATAAGCATTTTCAAACTGATCAAGTTCTCCAATCCATATATCTTTTTCACTCTTAGCCCTCAACCCGTCTAATTTTTCTTTCAAAGAGGCAATATCATTGTTAAGTTGTTTAATCTTATCGGCCGTGAAGGTTCTAACTTGCATTCGAAGAAGATAATCATATCCTCCTTCGCCTTCATTCTTTTTTGGGTCTTCATCATAGCCTCGTGTTGTTAATACTTCAATAATATCACTTTCTTTCTCATTCATAATGTTTATAGTCTTACTTACAACTTCCGATACAAATCGTTCTTTGTTTCCAAGATACCTAACCTCAGCCTCGAGAGTTTTGAGTTGATGCCCTTTTCTCTTTTCGTAATATTCAAACCGAACTCTACAAAAATTGTCTAAAATGGAGTCTACAGTGTCGTGTTTCTTTATCTGTAATTTTTCATTGAACATAACCATATTGGATGTATAGAGGTAACTGTGCAATTTTAAACTGTCCAAATCACATCGAAAATCATCTCCTTCTGTGAGTACAAAATGAACGTTCTTTGTTGATGAATAATTTGATACAGACTTGAGTTTCTTATCTGCTTTCAAATCTTCACAGAATTCTGCGAAATTAGAAGTCCACATGGAAACAGGTAATTCTTTAACCTCAATAGTACCCTTTTTTCCTTCCTCAACAATTCCATATGAAATAAACCTATTTTCTCCATTTTTTTCTATATCTCCTATAAAGCCACGATACCAAGGTGAAAATTCTGGAAACATGCTAACAATATTTTTAGGATCATCTGGATCAGAAACTAAAACCTCCCCATCATTTTCTATCCAGATCTTAATCGCTTCAATCATTTCAAGAGGATTATGACATGGAACCTTACAAGACCAACCAGTTCCAATACCGGCTGAACAACCATTAATCAACATCATCGGAAGAATAGGAACGTAAAATTCAGGTTCAATAAAATTTCCATTATCATCTCTCACATGAGTTAGAATAGGTTCATCCTCTTCACGAAAAATTAGTTCTGTGAGTGCATCCATCTTTGTGAAAATATACCTGCCATTTGCAGCATCCGAACCACCTTCTAGCCTAGTCCCAAACATACCATCTCGATACAAAAGAGGAATATTATTAGTTCCGGTGAATTCTTGCGCTAATCCAATAATTGTGTCTAACAAATTATTCTCTCCATGGTGGTAATCAGAATGCTCAGCTGTATAACCAGCAAGCTGAGCTACCTTTAGAGATGTACCTGTATACTTAAGATTCCGTTTCTTTACAGCATAAAGAATTTTTCTCTGTGATTCTTTCAGACCATCGATACCGTTTGGAATGCTTCTAGCACAATCAGCATGAGAGAATTTAATGAGTTCTCCGTTGATAAAATTTGTAATACTCATTGAAGTTGTCTTTCCTTGATCATCAAGAGAGAAACTGTAAGCTTCTGGGTTGTATTCTTCTAACCAAATTTTACGAGCATCAGCGTACTTCTTGTGAAACGCTTTTTGCATACTTATATTTGATTGATCATCATTCGCAAATTCTACCATCTTTAAACCAAAAGTATCAGGAACATCTTCTGCTTTTGTAGTACCAAGACCCTTGTAATACTTAACATTTATTTTACTACTTTGTTCGCCAAGAAATGTATGAAATCTGCGTTCATCATAAAATAACAAGTCGCCTGTCTTTTTGATTACACGAGCGATAGGTGTTTTCATACTGACTATAAACGGTTGATCTCTTTGTAAAAGAGTAGGATAGAGAGAATGAAAGAAATTGAGTATCAAACCTTCAATGTGAACACCATCGACATCGGCATCAGCAACTATCGATATTCTCCCATATGCGAGTTTCTTAAAGTTGCTTTCATCTTGGTAATCTACACCAAGTTTCAACTCAAGAGCGTGTATCAATGAACAAATAACTTTGTTAGCAGCTATTGTTGCTGCTGGCTTATCTCTAACATTAAGAAGTTTTCCACGTACCGGTAAAATACCATTCCAGTCACGACCAGATCTTCCATACAGACCTTCTTCAATTCCTGCTACTACATATGTCTTTGCTGAAAGACCCTCTGTGATAAAAAGAGTACAATTTACACTGTCTTTACTACCTGACTTGTTTGCTCGATCGTATCCTTCAATTTTTGTCTTTTTAGAAACTTTTTCGGCTTTCTTAAGTACAACCAGCTCTTTTGCACGAATAATATCCTCGATATTATCCATGACCGACCACTTTGCCATTTCAGAGATGTGTGTTTTCTTAACTACTGCTTCTACAGCTGGGGACTCTAACTTATTCTTGTCTTGTCCATCAAATTCGGGTCTAACAACTGTAGACACAACAAACAATCGAAAGAACTGACGAACATCTGTAATATTAATTTTTGGATTTTTACTCTTAACATTTTTTCCGTTAAACTTGTCTACTATTGGTCTGAATAATGCTTCTGCCCAAGAGTCTACATGTTGACCTCCTAGTCTAGTATATACACCATTAACAAACGAAACAGATTGATATTCTTTTGCCGGCGTAATCAATACTTCAGCATCTTTTGTCTTGATGAGAAGAGACTCATCAGTGGGAGTATCATAAAGAGCAGAATATTGAGTAAGAGTCTTTATGGGAATAAGTTCGTCATTAAAATATACTTCTACTTTAGACAGCATTGCCGCATCTATAACATATCGAGAGTATAGCTTAATAATATCTTCTGTATAACCTTTCTTCAAACCAAAATGTTCAAAGTCAGGAGTCCAAGTTACTTCTGTGTACCCTTTGCAAGATTGAGTTTCTTTGCTAATTTCTGCTCCAGCTGTGTCGCGCATATTCCTAGACCATGTTTGTGAAAGTAATTTCTTTGCTTTAGGATCACAACCTTTCACGCTAAACTTTTTTGAAAAAACATTTGTCAACTTGATACCAAGACCGTTACGACCAGATACAACACGTTCTTCCTCGTCATCGTAATTTGACCCGGTAAGCAATTGCCCAAAGATCATACTATGATTATAGCAATCTTGGTCAGCATCCTTTTCAATCGGAACAACATCCCCATCATTCCAAATTGAAGTCTCACCTGTTACCTGGTTGAGAGTTACCTTAATGTTTGTGCATGGTGTCTTGGTTTTACGACTTCTTTCTACATTGTCAATCGCGTTTGAAAGAGCTTCAACAAAAACACGTAAAATAGCGGGTGAAGTAGAAATTTCTTTTTGGTAAATTCTCCATTCACCTTGCTTTTGTTCTGCCACAAATTCTGTAATGGCACGTAAACGTGTTGAACCAACGTACATATCAGGACGAAGGAGAATATGCTCAATAGGATCCTTCTTTTGATAACGTTTTTTGTCGTTGACAGGTGGCATGTTTATTTAATATTAAAACCTGTCCTTTTTAATATCAATTTCATTTTTGAAAAACTCTAAAGGGGTAGTAATACAGCAAATGAAGAAATTCCTTCTGATTTCCATCCAAGAACTCTGATTTTAAACGAGGTTGGATCTCCTAGAACATTATATAAAACGATATCTTGTGAATTAATGTAACGATATAACTCGAATTGCAGTGATATATTTTTATCGCCGCTCGCGTTACCATCAATGTTAAAACCAGATGTAGCCCATGTTTCGCCGATTTCCATCGCTTTTTGCAAAGTATTGGCATTTTGAGCCAGATAAACAACATCTGGCTTGATATGATCATTTTTGAAAAAATAAGGAGTTTCAAGACCAATCGGAATAGAATTATAAATATTGTCTTTGTTATTCTTTTCTTTGTTCCAATTTTCAAGAGAGTTTTCTCCGTATAGTAACACTTGTCGAGGGTATTGATCAAAATCAGTAACATCTACATAGAAATGCTCGATTGTTTTACGTTTGTGATATGTTTCTATTTTTTCTCTAAATCGAAGAAGTGATAATCTGAGAGTATAAATAAGTCTCTTAAGAGTTTCTTCCGACTTGACTATCAATTTATCATCTTTCATAACTCCATTATTTTCACTAAATATTTCACTCACTTTTCCGTACTCAAAAAGTGGATTTATCTTTATTTTGTCTTTTATAAAATCATTAATAGTATCTAGACTTGGTATTTTTCCTGTTTCTTCAAGATAATGAGAGAATAGCCAAAACATATATTCAACAATATAGCGTGCCAATTTTTTGTATTTATTATAGCTAGCTAGAGCGGAAGATTCACTTGTTGGATTAATTATTCTATCATTCTCTTCTTCGAGTCCTTCTTCTGGAATACTATTATCATTTACCGGAATTGTTACTTTTACGTCTCCAAAATTTCCATAAAGCTCCTTTAGATGTCCACCACGAACGCATTGACTTGTAAGTTTTATTTTAAGAATAGTAGCTAATTTTATAGCAGTATCCTTTGACGTTTTTGTAGCGATCCAGTTTCTAGCCTCTTTTACTATAAATGGTTGTAATGGATCTGTAAGAATTGTCACTTTTTCACTATCAAATGCAAATCGTAACATTCGGCATTTGCCGTAAGAATCAAATCCTTGTTCTTCAAAGGTAAATCGTTTATTTCTATTTATTGTTATAGATGATTCTTGTATTTCATCTTTAAGGATGTATACTTGTTTCATACTATTATACACATCTCTAACTCCTTTAGAAATGTCAGAATCGTATTCATAAAAGTATCTTACATCATCTTTCTTGGTTTTTCTCCATTTTACGATAAGTTCGCAACGCTTTCCTTTTTGTTTATCAGCTTGGCTTCCTGTATGTTCATAAATGAAAACACAATTAGCTTCTCGTTTATTTTTATAATATGCATGTAGGTGTCTTGGTATAGTGAGATTTGCATTATTCACAGACCTGCTAAAAACAAAAATATTGCATTTAAAATGCTGTTCAAGAAAAGAAGTAAATAGTGAAGGTTCCATATATAAAGACGGGTCTCGTATAGTCTCAATAATTTGTTCAATTGAATAATCATACATTTCCTGTCGACACGCGGCTGCATTTGCTTCATTTGCTAGCTCACATCTTAGTTTGGTAAGATACTCCTTTCTATCCTCGGTATGCTCTAATATATCTGTTGTTTCATACATACCTTCCAATACACATTCTAGAAAAGAACTATTTGCATCATGAACTCCTTTTCTTACATATACAAACTCTTCATTATAATCAAATATATCAAACATTTTATTCAAGTTAGCTGGAAGAGTACCGTATTTGTCTGCTGATACAAACTTTTTGGTTGTTATCAAATCTTGTTGGTTTGCGGTGGACTTATCTTTCTTCTCTTCTCCATAAAAATATTCACAATAATTATTATTAGAACCACGCTTACTATTGTCTTTTTTGAAACAGCATGGTAAATAGGGTACAATATCATTATTTTTCTCAAATGTATTTTCGTGCAAACCTGGGTATTTATAATCAGTGTATTTACATATATAATTTCTCGGGCGGAAAAGTTCACTATCATTTGGATATCTCATTACCTGTCTTTTTGTTTTGTCGGTTTCGTCTTTTTTAGCTTCTTCAATCACTTCCTCATCATTTATAATAGTAGGAGCGTGTGTGCATTTCGTTGGATAACCAGCAACGAAAACTTCCGGGGCAATATCTTTTAACTTAGGTCCAATCACACCTGGCTTTGCAGTTTTTGATGTGTCTTTCTCGCTTTTTCCAAAGTCAGTGATATATTTTTTGTAAAATGTTATTATCTCGTCATATTTTTTGTCGTATAATGACAGAAATTTAGAGAAGGTATCTTGAAACGCAACAACAGCTTCTATATTTTCAGCTTTTACGATTTTTATACGAATATAAGTAGTTCCAAATTTGAATGCTCCATTGACATCCTTTCCACGTAGATCAGAATCATTTCGAGTGGATATTTTCTCAGTAATATTTGCAGTTAATTTGCCTATTTTAGAATTATGAAAGTGTATATATATACTTTCCTTTTTATTGGTAGCTTTTTGACTTTCATCGATGGACATCATAGAAGAGAATATTTGATCATTCAATACAAGATCGGCAAATACATACTTATGTATACTATGTTGTGGAAAATAGAAAGAACCTTTTATATGTTTTTCTACAATATTTTCTGCAGTCACAACTCCTAAACCATTAATACTTGTTAGAAAACGTTCGATCATATCATCTCTTTGTAAAAAAGCACCTGTTGTTAGCAAAGTCATATTAACTATTATATTTTCATTACCAGGTTCTCCGTCAACTGTAAGCATACATTCTGCGTATTCTTCTGGTTTCGCGCCATATATAGTCTTTTTTTGTAAAACTTTAAAAATTATACCTGATTTTACCGAATCGTTCCATTCGTCTGGTGGATTAAAGTCCTTAAAAATCTTGAAGAAATTGTTTGTAGTCGCAAAAGGAACTTCTGGCGTGAGTCGTATGTGATTAAATATCTCCATCAAAGTAATATCTTTCAAGTCGAGAGAGAATTTAAACTTTACACTTTCTTGTTCAAAATCAGTATATTTTACTTTATCACTTACTACTTTATCAAACGATTCAAACATCTTTTTTTGCACATTTGACTGATCCAAAACAGCTTTGAGTTCCTCGCTTATTTTTTGTATTGTTTTTGTTCGATCATTTTGCCAGAAATCTATTAGATTTGCATCGGATGGAATAGATTTTTCATCTAACAGTTTCGACGATTTTATTTCTTCGCTTATCAATAAAAATATTGGATTTAATAACGCTGGATTTTTCTCCCCAATATCATTATAG